GTAGGTGGTCAGCTGGTAAATGCCGCGATACTGCACCGGCACGCTCAGCAGCGGAACCATCGGGAAGCGCACAAACTTTTTGTCGTTGGTGTACGCCATCATGCGGTCAGTGCCGCCGGTGCCCGCACCTTTTAGCCATTTCACCGCGCGGATGTTCAGCGGCACGCCGTTCTGATGGAAGGCGATCGTGTTGTTCTGCAGGTAGGTCAGCAGTGACTGGTTACCGGCTGAGGAAACGATGATGCTGGACAACAGAGCGAACTGCTCAGGCGGCAGCAGCAGGTCACGCGGGACGATGGTGTAACCAGATGCAGCCCACGCATTGGAGAGCAGCAGGTTGATTGACGCCCGGATTTCGTCCGGCGTGGATGTTGCCCACGTCTTCGGAGCGTTAGTGACTGCCGCGCCGTTGTAGTTGACGAGGCCTCTAACGCCCAACTGGCTGTCACCGCGATAAACCTGCTCGTCGGTGTCCATGTTCCATTTCAGCTGCATCGCATCATACTTCTGCGTGTCGATCGGACGACCGACTTTAGCAGCAGCGGCCAGTTCGACAACGGTCCAGCCCAGCTCCATGCCCCACAGGGTCAGAGGGAAGCCGGTTTTTGCGATATCGACGTTCGGACCTGCAATGGCGGTGGAGTCTTTGCCGATCCAGTTTTTACCGTTCGGGTTCGGCGTGCCGGCAGCGGCAAAGGTGGAGTTGGTGAAAGAGCTGATGTCATCAGCGATCGACACGTCTTCGCGCAGCTGGATATCGCGTGACCACGTGTAACCGACCAGCGGCATGTTCAGCTCCTGATCGAGGCGCTCAAGCTCGCCAACCAGGAAAGCGCCAGTGCCGTCGAGAGTGGCTTGGTCAAAAGTGTACATATTTAGCGGTTCCCTTAGATGTTGTATGCGATTTCAGCGTTGCCAGCGGCATCGCCTGCGCCAGTGAAAACGGCGTTCGGCAGCACGACGGTTTCGTCGGTGACAGCCGCGCCCAGAATTGCGCCCAGCGGACTGGCGTCGGACGGGTTGGCGTTACGCACGTAAACCGGCGCGCCTTTGGTCAGGCCGACTGCTGTGCTGCCGATGTTCACGGTCATGTAACCGCGCTTCATCACGTCACCAGTGAAATTGGCATTTGCGCCAACCTGGCGGGCCATATCAGGCGTTGACGTGGTCGGGTAAGGACGCACGTACAGGCCGGTAATGACCGTTGCTTCGTCAGATGCAGCCAGCGGGATAAACTTGCCGTCTGCGCTGTCTTTACCTGCCAGGCCGTACTGGCTAAAAGTGTTCGCGGCATTGAGGATCACCGGCTCGGTGGTCAGGTCTTGCGGGCGTGAGATAGCCCCGGCGATGCCGACTGGCATCCGGTACAGGTATGCAACCATGGGTTTTTCCCTTATTTATTCCAGTGGGCGGCGTATGCCTTGTTCAGAGCAGCCGGAGAGTTTTTGTTGGATGAGTCGTAAAACGATGTACGCGGCGCAGTGGCTGGCGCACTGTTGCGCGCTTTGGCGATTTCGCTGGCGGATACAAATACCGCGTCCAGCGTTGCCTTCGGCATTTTGGCGAAGTCCGGCGAAGCGCCTACCAGCGGAGCCAGCAGCGCCTGACCTTCCGGCGTTTTGAATGCCGCGTCCATGGTGGAGCGTTTGAACGCTGCCAGCTTGCCGCCTTCCGGCAGCTTCACGCCCGGCATGATGAGCTCTGCGCGCGCCACGACGCCCTGATGGTAAGCAGCATCGGTGGTTGCGCGGGTTTTCTCTTCCTTCTCCTCCGGGTCGTCGCTGTCGACGGTTGCCGTAGAGGTCGGGTTGATCAGCTGCTGAACCAGAAGCGCCAGTGCATCGACTTTCGCTTCAAGCTCGCTGTTAGTCTGCGAGCCGCCTTCACCATCTTCATCAGTGGTCAGGCCGCCAAGCTCTTTATTCGGCGGCAACGGCTGCGCGGGGTTGATAGTGATGTTTACTGCCCGCGCCAAATCAAGGCTTGGCTCGACCAGTTCTGATGGCGCGTTATCAACCAGATCAGCCAGGCTATCGGCATCCTTGGTTTTAATCGCCCGCTTCAGCTGGCTAAACCAGCCCTGATTTTTGGTAGTCATGAATGAGCTATCTCCAATTGAACAACGAATACCCGCACGGCCGTTAGGAACGCCCGCACAGTGGTTACCGATAATTGAGTGCTGTCGCGCCTGACCCGGCCCCTTCTGCTCGTAGTCAGCGTCGTAGCCCATAGAAATCTGCTCGAGGCCGTTCATTACCTGCTGGATGGCTTCGGCGGTTTTGATGTGAATGTCGCCCAGCATCAGATCGGACTGGTCGCCGGTGCCGCGGCGAACGTTTTGAATATGCCCGTGGGCGTAGTCTTTCCAGTTGCCCGGGTTGACCATGTCTTTCGGGTGGCCCAGCGTGAAGGCCATGCCTTCGAAGGAGGCGAGCGTTTCAGGCCGGAACACTTCGTCAGCGTCGCGGGTGACGACGATCTCGCCATCTTCATCGCCGATTAGCCCTTCAAGTTCGCTTTCGTCGTAGACCTGCGCGCCGGTGCGTGCGATCGGCACGTCTTTGCACAGCAGCGAGCCATCGGCCATCTCAAAACGAGTGTTGCCGAGGCGCGTAGTGAAGAAATATTGCATCGTTAGTCCTCGGGGACGACAACTTCGCAGTAGCAGCGGCAGTTAGGGAACTGGCCAGCGTGGCCGGTCATGCCGTCCAGAGTGGGTGGTTTTGACCAGTCGACATACTGACCTTCCATCTTCCTGTGGGAGTGGCGCACGTCGCTGTCATCGGCCGTTCGCCAGATGTAGCCGCGGGAGCCGATAGCGGTTGAGCGCGCCTGGGTGATTGCAGTTGATGCCCGGCCTACCTCAGTACGGGCAATGGTGCGGGCCCGCGCTTCAGTCACTTCGCCGGTGCGCATGATTTCCTGCTTCAGCGTGCTGGAACGCTTACCGGACACCAAGGCCTCAATCGCCTGATTGTGGATGTCGTAAACGCGATCGGCTGCCTGCAGGGGGAGTGATTTGAACAGTTTCACCTGCTCGTCGATGATGCTGCGCGTTACCGCGCCGGTGCCGGAATTCATCAGGTCACGCAACCCGGCAGAGATACGCTGTGACCTGTCACGCCACATTGCATCGTCTGCAACTTCCAGCGTGCCTATCAGGCGGTTTGATACTGCTTCCGCCCATGGCTCAATCAGGTCGGCATAGCGCTCCAGCCGATCCATGATGTCGGTAACGCTATCGTTTGAACCATCGTACGAACCCTCGACGATTGCCCCCACCGTACGCGCTATCTGTCGTAGCTGTGTTCGCAGTTGCGTCTCGGCGCGCTTCAGGTTCGGTGGTTTCGACGTTATCGAGGTCGGCCTCCGTCGGCGCCGGGATGTCACTGGCATTATCAATATCCTCGTCGCTGATGGTGCCGCCCAGACCGGTTACGCGGGCCGTTTCCTGCAGGTGCTGCGCGCCGGCTTTCTCGGTCATCAGACCTGCATCGACAGCTTTCACCGTGGCGTCGACGACCTTATTGGCCGTGTCCGCGCGCTCGCTGTCCGGCGTCTGCCAGAGTTCGTTAAACTCGAACGTGAAATCATCCGGCAGCGGCTGTGCAAAAAGGCTCATGTGCAGAACCTCGAACAACTTGCGGATCGGCCGGCGCAGCTTTCGCTCCTGCTGCGTGGACACGTTGTCGTAGTAGTTCGACAGGTCAGTGTCACCCGTTGAGAAACCAGCCGGAGACTGGCCGAACAGACGCACCAGCGGGATGCCAAATGCCCCGGATACCTGCTGCCCGAACTGCGCCAGCACATCGCTCAGCCCGGCATACGAATAGGTGTGCGCCTCGAACTTGTCTTCTGCGTCCATGAGCGTCATACCTTCATTGCTCTGGTACTGACGAATCATGTCCATGTGCGCCATGAGCCCCTTATAGGCGGCGTTATCCTTACCGAATGCCAGTAGCTTGCGAAAGTCCTTGATGCTGTATGTGCGCAGGTGAGCTTTGTAGATGAGCTGAGCGACACCCTGCGTTGTGCTGTCGAATGCCAGCAGGCGATCGAAACAGCGTTCAATCACCGACATGCCCCAGTCGTTTTCCGTCAGGCGCTGCTGATAAGGTAGCGGAATGCCGTCGAAGCGGATCAGCCTGGAGTGATGAATACGCCACGGCGGGATGCCGGTAGCCGATGTCACGACGCGGTAAAACTCTG